CCTGTGGCAATCTCAGAAATAAAAGCCTATATGAGGCTTGAAGGTTGGTCGGGTGAGACTAGCGAAGCAACTGAGTTTTCATTCGATGACGATCTCATTGCCGAGCTTATTTCATCCTGCAGGCAGTATATTGAACAGGTAGCAAACGTTTCACTTATTCCGCATCAACTTGAAGTTGTTTTAACCAATATGGGGCGGATAGAGCTTCCTATGTCGCCGATCGTTGCAATTACCGGCATTGTTGGTGATGATGGGCTCGCTACTGATAGCGACCTTATAAAGACGATTGGTAATGATAGGATGTTCTTAAAAACCCCTACTGGATTTGATCTCACTGTTTCCTATACAACGCGTCCGCTGATCGATTCAAGGCCGCTGAATGATATTAAAAGGATGGTAGCGGCTTTGTATGACAACAGGGGTATGAGTGCGGGTGATGTTTCGAAGGTTAGCCTTCAGATCTCTTCTTATTCACGTAAAAATCCGGTAGCATGAACCTACCGATCAAACTTGTGAAGACAGAAGTCACAAAGGAGACTGGCGGCAACTGGCCGAGTGAACCGACGGTAACAAAATACTCAATGTTCGCGGAGCTTGTGCAGCCAACATCAGCATTCAGGTCTTATGACGCGCAAACACAGTTAGGGCAAGTCAAGACGTTCAGAGTAAGGTTCAACTTTGACTTGCATCCTACAGGAGATTGGAAGATTGAGTTCAGGGGTAAGGAATGGACGGTTCAGGGGATGCCACTAAAGGATGATAGACAGTTTTTTTGGCTTATAACAGCAAATTATAAAGGATGAGCTTCACGTTTGACATAGAAGGGATCGACACTATTCAGGAACGCCTCGCTGCAGCCTCAGAGGTTGTATTTAAGGAGGTCGATGCCGAGATAGGGGCTTCTGTGAAAGTAATGGAACAGGGAGCCAAAAGAGACGCACCAGTTGACCAGGGACTTTTGCGCAATGAGATAAGCTCACAGCAAGAGCGGCCGCTGGTGTGGTCGCTAATCTCTCAGGCTTCATATTCCGCCTTCATAGAGTTCGGCACTCGTTCACAGGTGCAGATACCTCCCGGGCTCGAAGCAGAAGCAGCGGCCGCAAGAGGATCAACAGGCGGAACGCTGGGAGCGAAGCAGGCCATCTTTCAATGGTGCGCTCGTCATGGCATAGAACAAAAGTTTTGGTATGCCATATTCGTGAAGATTATGGTCAGGGGTATCCGTCCACATCCTTTTTTCTTTAAACAGCTTGACGCCGAGAAGGCTAATCTTTTAAACAGGTTGCAGCAGATACTATGACACAGGAAGAAACGATAACGGCAGCATGGTACTCGATCCTTACAGGATCAGTTACTGTTGGTGCTTACACCTTCCCGGTTTATAGGACCAATGCACCCATAGGAGAGCATTCTCATTACATCCTGCTCCGCAAAGAGTCGGGTTCATTCCAGTGGAATAAGGCAGCATTTTTCAGAACGTTTGTATTGATCGTTGAAGTAGTAACAAGATTCAAGGTAATAATAAATGATAAGTTGGTAGATGATGCCGATGCGATCATAAAAGGACTTGCAATGACCTCACCCACTTCGAATAATCTCGGAGTGACAGGGCTTGTGCAAGTCGATCCAGGCTCCCCAACTTACATCGACGAAGATGATGGTAGTAATAAATACTACCGCAAAATAACAAGATTCGTTCATCAGGTGGCTTCAGAGTCGCCTTAAAATATTAACAAATGGCATTAACAACAGTCCCAGCGAATACGATGTTACTTACATATCGTCCTTCGGCTGGAGGTGCAACACTAAAATCCATTGTCTGCGAGGTGGATTCTAATATCAACTCCCAGATGCAGGTAACCACAGATGCAACAAAGTGCGGCAGCACCGTTGCGCCTGGATCAATCGACACAACAATTAGCGGTAACGCTGTTGTAAACACAACTCCCGGCACCGGCGAGGGCTCTTATGCCGATATCCAGGCATTGATGTATGCCCAGACTCAGATTGATTGGGAATACTCGAACGTGGCCGGTGATATTGAGCATTCGGGTGTTGGTTGGTTTACCCAACTTGGCAACCAGAACGCAGCTACAGGAACATCGAAGTTTACATGGACTATTTCTGTAAACGGAACTCCTACGGCTACAGCGCTCACAGGTTCTTAAAAATTAATGGAGCCGGTCAAATCCGGCTCCTCTTTTATTATGGATAAAGTTTTAGAGATCAATGGCAAAACATTAATGTTCGGCCGCGTTGGCTTTTTTGAACATATCAAAGATGCAACTGGTAGCGATCCGCTTGAATGGATGAATCAAATGTTTAATCTGTTTACAAAAACCGATGATGGCAAATGGCAGATCACTTCTATTGTTGATGAAGTAGTTGTTTATGCTTATGCCGGCCTGAACTTACAAGCCGATATTGCCGAGGTCGACAACATTACTTTCGACAAGGCCAAGAAGTGGGTTCGTACACTATCCTTTGAAGAATGTGGAAAGATCGTCAATGCCGCTGTTGAGTCAATGATCATGAAGCCTACCAATGGACAAGAGTCGGGGGAGCCTCGGAGTCAGCCCGTAAGCTGACATGGGAGCGAGTGAGGGAAATATGTTTCGGTTGCCTTAACGTCGATCCACTGAAGTTTGGTTATTACCATATTAAAGACGTTTGGTCAATGCTTAAAGGCTGGGATGATCAGACAATGTTTAATCTTACCATTCAACGGCAGATGGCAATCATAACCGGTGAGATAACTAACAGGACGATGGGCGGCAAGGGCGTTGTGGATTATATTATGAAAGTGTTCCCATTGCCTCATGATAAGATCGTTTCTAATGAGATGACGCCGGAAAAGATCACTGAGTTGATAACACTTTATAACGCTCGTCAGGCAGCAAAAAGAAAAAACAATGGCGGAACAACTTGAGATAGTCATAGGCGCGAATGTCGATGATGCCAAAGCTGGAGTCAAGGACTTGCAGGGAGTGATTAATGACTTTGCCAGGCAAGGCAAACTATCTATTGGGGTTGTCGAACAATCATTAGCACAATTAAGGGCACAAATAAAAGTAACATCTAACCCAGACGACGTTGCTAAACTTAAACAAGCATATACTGAACTCAATAAAACATTACAGCAACTAAAAATATCTGGCGGTTTAGAATCACAGCTTAATGGCATAAGTCGTTCGACAAGGCTTGCACATTCTGATCTTGATCAAATGAGCAGAAGTCTTGCTGAAGTCGCTTCTGGTAATGGCAATGTAATTGAAAGCCTTAGTAGAGTTGCTTTTTCATTTGAACAATTAAGAGGACAAGCAGGAAGTACAAAAGGCGCTCTTGCTGAACTTGGTGATGTTCTTAAAAGTCCTACTGGTTTACTTGTTGCTGGCGCTGCTCTTGTCCCTTTGCTTATTGATATGGGGTCAAAATTTCTTGACATCGCAAGCGGTTCACGGCAAGCCGAAGAAGATTTAAAAACTTTAACTGCGCAATTAAAAATAAGTCAGGAAGCAATTAAAGGTTTTAATGAAGACATTGATCAGGCTGCTGTAACTAGAAGATTAAGAATAGATATTGAAACTCCGCCGGGTATTGGCAGGACAATAAAAGAACTTGGGGCTGATCTTGATGCAGCACAATTAAAAATCCTAAATACACTTCCTGCAATCAAAAGTTATCGTGAAGAATTAGATAGAGTTGAAGCATCATCAAAGAAGGTTGCCGAAGCACAAAAAGATTTGCATGTTGGAAGTTTGGCCTTCGAACAAAATAAAGTTACTCTTGAAAATAATGCAAGGCAAATTGAACTTCTTAAGAAACAGATTCAGGAAGCAAATAAAGAACTTGAAAAAGCGCAACAGGATGTTATAAATATTCCCTTAAAAATTCAACTTACAAACCTTGATGAAGCCAGGGCAGAAGGGAAGAAACAACTTCAAGAGTTCAATAGAAATTTAATTGAAAGAGCTAAAGCAGATGCTCCATTTTTTGAAGTTCCTGTTAATTTAAAATTTGTTGTCGGTGATACCAGTGAAAGAGAATTAGAAAAAGCTAAAGATATTTTATCTGGAATTGAAGAACATACTATAAGATTAAAAATAGTTGTTCCTGATGCAATTGAATTGCCAAAATTAAAACCAGAAGTTGATCAACCTTTCTTTAAGCAACAATTGAATGATCTTATAAAGGGGTTTGATATTCCTATTCGTGCTGCGCTTGACGAACCTTCATTGGCTCAAACCGAAGATGCTATAAAAAAGATATTTTCTGGTTTCAGTGATACAAATATATTCACTCAATTCGGACACAGTGCAGGAGAATAGTTTAGAACGGCATTGCTTGAAAGTTTAA